GCTATTCAAAAAAATCATTATCTTATTATGAAGTACATTATCAATTCAAATATGATGTACTTTCGGATGATAATTGTCTAAATGGTAATATATTAGGAAAATTTTATAAAAAAGATTTGGATAATTAAAAAATTATTTGTATATTAGTACCTAATTGTATATACACACAAAAATAATATTATGACTTTAAATCAAGTAGCACGTAAACATGGTATCAATCCAAACTCATTAAATGCAAAAGATGATGGGATAAAGATAGCAGTTAAATCAATAAAAGATTTAATAATTCAAATGCAACAACGTAACGTTGATTCACAAACTATTAATGATATAAAAAAATTAGGACAATTTCTTTATGATGTATCTGATTCTACTATTGGGTAGATAATTTGGATATATCAAATATTTTTCGTATATTTGTAGAAAATATAATTTATGCTCTCCGCAAGAAATAAGTTAGTTGTTATAAACGTATTGGATTCTGTCTTAGGTGTTGGTACATCAATGAAGGGAAATGAACAAGCACATCATTGTCCTTTTTGTCATCACCATAAGAAGAAACTCCAAATAAATTTAGATTCACAATATTGGCATTGTTGGGTATGTGATTCTAAAGGTAGGAGTATTCAATCCTTACTTTATAAACTAAATGTTGATAAGAGTGAATTAGCAAGAATTCATTCTATATATGGTGAGTATAAACCAAAACGAAACGAAGTAGAAGTTGAGAAGATAGTACTCAGACTTCCAAAAGAATTCAAATCACTTTCTAAAAAACCAAAATCAATCAATCCGATTTATAATCAAGCAATTCATTATCTTAAACAAAGAAGTATTTCTATGGATGAGGTTTTGAAATATAACATTGGTTATTGTGAGGAAGGATTATATAGTGGTAGAATAATTATTCCATCTTATAATGAAGATGGTGAATTAAATTATTTTATTGCTCGTTCTTTTTATGAAGATGAAAAGATGAAGTATAAGAATCCACCTGTTAGTAGGAATGTAATTGTATTTGATAATCAAATCGATTGGAAAGAACCTATTACATTAGTTGAAGGTGTTTTTGATTCATTCTCAGTAAAGAGAAATGTGATTCCTATTTTAGGAAAGTTTATACCCCGAAGTTTACAAGCTAAGATTAAAGAAAAGGGTGTAAAGGAAATCAACATATTGTTGGATTCCGATGCAGTAGATGATTCTACTAAGCATGCAAATTATTTTATCAAAAATGGTATTAAAGTAAAAAACATTATACCTGATGGGATGGATGCAGGTGATATGGGATTTGATAAAGTAAATGAATTATTAAAAGAAACCAAAGAAACTGGTTGGGATGATTTAATCCTAAGTAAACTAAATAATATATGAAGGTAGAAAAAATTTACCATTTAGCGGATTTACATATTCGTAATCTAAAAAGACATAAGGAATATAGAGAAGTATTCCAAAAATTCTTAAACAACGTAGATAAAGATAACATTGAGAATTCCGTTATTTATTTAGCTGGTGATATTGCACATGCAAAAACTGAAATGAGTCCTGAGTTAATCAGAGAAATCAGTTGGTTCTTAACTGAGTGTGCAAATAGAAAACATACATTCTTAATCACTGGTAATCACGATTGTAACTTAAATAATAATTATAGATTGGATGTACTTACTCCAATCGTAGAAAACTTAGAAAATGATAGAATCCATTATCTTAAAGACACTGGTGTGTATCCCTTCCATAATCTTACTTTTGTGGTTTATTCGATACTCGATGAAAAAGAGAATTGGCCAAAGGCGGAATTGGTAGATGGTGAGAATACTATTTGTTTATTCCACGGACCTGTAAACTTAGCACAAACTGATATAGGATATACTGTATCATCGAACTCTTTCACAACTGATATGTTTGAAGGATTTGATATGGTGATGTTAGGTGATATTCACAAAAGGCAAACATTAGGTTCACCAACCATTGCATATGCTGGTTCTATGATTCAACAAAACCACGGAGAATCATTAGATAAACATGGTTATTTATTATGGGATGTTGAAAGTAGAACATTCGAAGAGTTCGATTTACCAAACGATTATGGTTTCTATACATTGGATGTAAACAATGGTGTAGTTCCAACAGTTACTAATATGCCAAAGAAACCTAGATTAAGAGTTAGAGTTTCAAATACTGACCCTTCTCAGATTAAAAAAGCATTAACAAAAATTAAAAAACAATATAAAGTACAGGAGTTCACTGTTACTCGAATGGATACCTTATCTAAACAAAAGACTGGTAACTTCGATGATAAGTTAGCTATTGGAAATGTGAGAGATGTTGAATTCCAAAATGAACTAATTAAAGATTATTTGGAAAGACAGTATTTGGCAGATGATGATACTATTGATAAGATTAAACAAATCAATAGACAAATCAACACAAAGTTGGTTGATGATGATGTAACACCGAATATACAATGGGTTCCTAAAGAATTTGAATTTTCTAATATGTTTTCGTATGGTGAGAACAATAAGATACGATTTGAAAACACTAATGGTATAGTAGGTATATTCGCTCCTAATGCTTCAGGTAAATCATCTTTATTCGATGCACTATCCTTTTGTATATTCGATAAGACAAGTAGAACCTATATAGCAAAGAACATTCTTAATAATAGAAAGAGTAACTTCTATTGTAAACTACATTTCCAAATAGAAGATGTAGATTACTTTATTGAGAGGAGAGCTAAACTAATTAACAAAGGGAGAAACCTAAAAGTAGATGTATCCTTTTGGAGAGAGGATGAGAGTGGTATCCATTCATTGAATGGAGAGCAGAGGAGGGATACCAACTCCATCATCCAACAATACTTAGGAACCTATGAAGATTTTGTATTAACTACACTTTCACTTCAAGGTAACAACTCTCTATTCATTGATAAATCACAAAGTGAAAGAAAAGAAATCCTTGCTCAATTTATGGGTGTGGATATCTTCGATAAACTTTACTCACATGCATCGGATGAGAATAGAGATAACGCTTCTTTGATTAGAAAGTTTAAGAGAGATGATTTTACTCAACAATTAGCTGATATTCAAATTGATTTAAAAAGAGCAGAAGCTGAGTATAAATTAGAAGAAGTAAATCTAACAACTGCTAAGGAAGAGGTGGATAAGCACAATCAGAAATTAATCTCTCTCAACGAAAAGATTGTAAAAGTTAAATCCGACAATTATTCTTTAGATGAGTTAGAAACTAAAAAATCGACTTTGGAAACTTCTTTGACCGACTTGTTATCTCAAAGAGATACAACACAATCTAAGATTGGTAAGTTAGAAGAAACTCAAATTGAATTAGAAGAAAAAATCGATTCCTTTGATGAGGATGAGATTACTGAAGGGTATGATTTGTTTAATCAATACACATCGGATTTAAAGGATTTAAATAACGAATTAGAAAAGTTAAAAATCAGAGAAGATTCTTTATTAGAGAGAATGAAGCATTTGGAATCACATCGATATAATAAAGATTGTGATATTTGCATGGAAAACTCCGAATCAATTATTGATGCTAAAGTGGGAGTAACTGCAGATTTAAGTATATGTTCAGTTAATAGAAAGGGAATGTTAAAACAAAAAGATGTTTTACTTCTTGCTATTGATTCACGTAAACGTTATTCTGATTTATTAAAAGAACTTAATAAGTTTAAAGAAGATGAAAACAAAGTAAGTAGAGATATTAACATACTTATCAACAAGTTATCAACATTCGAAACTCAAGAAATCAAACTAAATAACGAACTTCTTCAAGTTACACAACTTATTAAGGATTATTTAGAAAATGAAAAACAAATTAAAAAGAACAAAGAACTTAGAGATGAGATTGTTGATGTAAGACATGATTTAGGAAAATCAAAACAAATCCTAAAGAATAGTGAAGCAGATATTTTAGTTCTAAATGGTTCAGTATCATCTCTAAAGAATCAAAAGAAAACAATCGAAGATAGAATCGAAGAGGTAGAAAAGTTAGAAGAACAACATGGTTTGTTTGAATACTACCTAAACTCATTAGGTAAAGATGGTGTATCTTACGAATTGATTTCAAAGGCACTACCGATGATAGAAGGTGAAGTAAACAATATCTTAGGTCAAATCGTAGAGTTTGGATTACAATTAGAAATGGATGGTAAGAACGTTAACGCTAACATCGTTTACGATGACCAACAATGGAGTTTAGAGATGTGTAGTGGTATGGAGAGATTCATTAGTGGATTAGCCATTAGAATCGCTCTAATCAACGTATGTAATCTTCCTCGTCCTAACTTCTTAGTAATCGATGAAGGATTTGGAACATTGGATAATGAGAACCTCACATCATTGTATATGTTGTTTGCATATCTTAAAACACAATTTGATTTTGTAATGATTATATCACATATTGATTCAATGAGAGATGTAGTAGATTCTCTTATGGAAATTAAAAAAGTAAATGGATTTAGTAACATTAAATTTTAGTAATGAATAAAATAGGAATTATAGGACAAGGATTTGTTGGTAATGCAGTTGCCCAGAAGTTTCAACAATATTATGAATTATTAACATATGATTTAGATGAAACAAAAGCAAACGCAACTGAAGAAGAAGTATTAAGTTGTAATATATTATTTCTTTGTTTACCAACACCAATGAGAGAAACTGGTGAATGT